CTCAAAGAATTGTCTGGATTGAAGCGGTAATTCTACAATCTGAACAACCGCGTCATAAATAGTACTTGACGCTAAGGAATTAAGCGTGTACACTACACAAGTGAATACGCTTTTTTCTTTTGTATCACAGGCAACGTAACATCTATACAATAGATAGGCAACACATTTTAAAACTTAGAAAGGCAACATAAAATGGCATCATTAGCAGAAATCCGTGCCCGATTGGCACAATCAGAAGGCAACAAACAAGGCGGCAACTCCACAGGTGGTGATAATGCAATTTATCCACACTGGAATATGGAAGAAGGTCAAGCCGCAACACTTAGATTCCTCCCAGACGGTAACTCAAAAAACACATTCTTTTGGCAAGAACGTGCCATGATCCGTTTACCATTTAATGGCGTCAAAGGCGAAATGGAATCAAAACAAGTTTATGTACAAGTTCCGTGTATGGAAATGTGGCAAGAAACTTGTCCAGTGCTGACAGAAGTTCGCACCTGGTTCAAAGACAAATCATTAGAAGAAATGGGTCGTAAGTATTGGAAAAAACGCAGTTATATTTTCCAAGGCTTTGTTCGTGAGAACCCAATTGGCGACGACAAAGCTCCAGCAAACCCAATCCGTAGATTCATTATTGGTCCTCAAATCTTTACTACTATTAAGTCGGCATTAATGGATCCAGAATTGGAAGAATTACCAACAGACTTGATGCGCGGGTTGGACTTCCGTATCACCAAAGGCGCCAAAGGTGGTTTCGCTGACTATTCAGGAAGTAAATGGTCACGTAAAGAAACAGCATTAACCGAAGCTGAACAAGCGGCCATTGCTGAACACGGCCTGTTTGATCTTTCAACATTCTTGCCTAAGAAACCTTCGGAAGCAGAAGTCAAGGTAATTAAAGAAATGTTTGAAGCAAGTGTTGATGGTCAAAGCTATGACACAGAACGTTGGGGACAATATTTCCGCCCAGCAGGTGTGTCAGCACCAGCAGGATCTAGTGTTCCGGCCGCAGAAAGTGCACCAGCACCACAGGTAGCAAGTGCTCCAACACCGGCGGCATCGAGTGAGTTTGATGACGAAGAGCCAGCAGTAGCAACGGCTCCGGTGGAAGCTAAACCTTCTACAGACAAAGCACAAGACATTTTAGCAATGATTCGCGCTCGTCAAAAGGCGTAATACATAGTATCACACAGGGAAGAAATTCCCTGTGTACTATCTAATAAAATTTATGAAATTTAATTTAGTTTTTGAAAACTCCGGTGATGTTATTCCTTTTGAAGTAATAATGAATCACGAGTTATTTGAATATTTTGTTCAAATGTCTCAACAGCATGCTTTGAATAAATTTTCAAATAATAAACAACTATCTAATATAGTTGACCAACGATTAAGAGATATTCATTGGGCAATTTCAAAAACGAATGAAGTTTTATATACTTTATCAAATAAAAATTTTGTTGAAAATACGGATTTATTACAGTACTTAAATCAAACTTTTTTGAATCAAACTCACGCAGAATGGGTTTTTTCACAAGATATAATTGTTGACGTAAATGAGTTAATAATAAGTTTGGATTCTAAAAAAAGTCAGTTAGGGTATGCGCTGCATGAAAAATTACCAGATGATCAACTAAAAATTAAATTGGCTCATGCCATGGCACTTCTAGGATATATTCACCCGTATGAAGAAGTAAATATGGGGGTTCATCGCCTTGAGAATTCTTTTGTAAAACACAATCTTGAATTTAGTGCTGACAAAAAATGGCAAGTATTCGACAATCCTTTTTTAGAATCAATGATTAGTAATAATGATGTAGTAAATTTTTCGTTTGGGTATACCTATGTTGGTCGACAGTATTATAATAAATTTGAATATTTTGATCTTGACTTAGAGTTCAAAGACCATTATAATTATGAAACATTAGAATATTCATTTCAACTAAACATGAGCAAACCGCAGACTATACCGTATAGTAAAGAATTTTTAGAGTGGGCAACTGTTCGTGGAGTAAATCCGATTACTACACAAGTTCCTATTGCTAACTGTGTTGATATTGACAAAAATTTATTTGAATATAGAAAAATATTGTACAGAAATTCTAAACTGAACAATCAAGTATCAATAATTTTACACTAAAGAGGCAATCATGGCAAAACCATTTGACGTATCAAAATTCCGTAAGGATATTACCAAGAGCATCGACGGACTCAGCATTGGATTTAACGATCCTACTGACTGGATCAGCACAGGCAACTTTGCCTTGAACTATTTGATCTCAGGAGACTTTAATAAAGGTATTCCGTTGGGCAAGGTAACAGTGTTTGCCGGCGAATCTGGTGCAGGTAAAAGTTATTTCTGCTCTGGCAATATTATTAAAAACGCACAAGAGCAAGGCATCTTTGTTATCTTAATTGATAGTGAAAATGCTCTTGATGAAGACTGGCTCAAAGCACTTGGGGTTGACACCAGCGATAGCAAATTGCTTAAATTGAGCATGGCCATGATTGATGATGTGGCCAAAACAATTTCAACATTTATGAGCGATTACAAGGCACTTCCAGATGGCGAACGCCCTAAGGTCCTGTTTGTAATTGATTCGCTAGGTATGTTGCTGACTCCTACAGACGTTAATCAGTTTGATGCAGGTGAAATGAAAGGTGACTTGGGTCGTAAACCCAAAGCACTTACAGCACTTGTTCGTAACTGTGTCAACATGTTTGGTAGTTACAATGTGGGCTTGGTATGTACAAACCACACATATGCAAGTCAGGACATGTTTGATCCAGATGATAAAATCTCAGGTGGTCAAGGCTTTATCTATGCGTCAAGTATTGTTGTTGCTATGAAAAAGATGAAACTCAAAGAAGACGAGGATGGCAACAAGATCACTGACGTCATGGGCATCCGTGCTGGTTGTAAAGTAATGAAAACACGTTATGCCAAACCGTTTGAAGGTGTGCAGGTCAAGATTCCTTATGAAACAGGCATGAACCCGTATTCAGGCATGGTAGACATGGCAGAAAAGCGTGGCCTACTTAAAAAAGAAGGCAACAGTCTAGCGTTTGTTACCAGTGATGGCGAGATTATCAAACAGTTCCGCAAAAAGTGGGAAGCCAACGAAGGTGGGTGTTTAGATAAACTCATGTTGGACTTTAATAATCAAAAAACGGTAAGTACTGAAGACACAGCAACGGAGGAATAATAGATGTCAGCAGAATTAAGCAAAGAAATTTGGGACGAAATCAAGCGGTATGTTAACCCACAAGATAGAGCTGAGGCCGCAGAAACACTAGTATCAGTGTTGATTGACAATGACATAGCAGCAGATGACATCAAAGATGTGTTTAAAAGTGATAGTGAAATAAAACGAGCATTGACCAGTTATCTTAAAGATCACGCCGAAGAGGACGAAGAGGACGACGAGGACGAGGACGAGGATGATGACTATTAAGGACTATTATTGTTCTTTAAAATTTAGATTTCAAAAAATTGATTTAACAAGTAAAACCACTTATGTTTGTCATGCAGCACGCCCACACAACATAGATTTCAAATGGTTAGAAGACAACCCTGGGCAGTCGTTTAATACTCCTGTGTTGTTAAACGAGCGGCAAATGATGTTGGATAACCAACGAGATTCTAGCTGTGATGTAAATTGTTGGGCCGCTGAAGATCTCGGAGCAATTAGTCCTCGATTACAACAACATGTAGATGGGTCGTTATTGCGCACTCATACCAGCTTGATGAACCGTCCTGAAATTATTGACATCACAGTGGGCGATAACTGCAACATGACCTGTTCATACTGCTGTAAAGAATATAGCAGTAGTTGGAAAAGAGATATTGCCAACAACGGTGATTATGCTATCGATGATGACGACCCTAGATATAAGTTATCAGACAAAGATCGTATATTATTAAAAATTAGCCAACCTGAACTAAAAACAACTACGCATTATCAAATGATGTTGAATGAAATACGTCTGGCAGCACCAACAGCTAAACGTATAGATATTACCGGCGGTGAGCCATTTTTAGACAACGGGTTAATCGATCTACTTAAAGAACTTGAACTGCCTAAAGATGCTATTATCAATTTGTATTCTGGATTGGGAGTTAGCGTGTCAAGATTTGAGTCGATAATTAAAAAACTCAAAGGCACTCAAAATTTGCGTATATGGGTCAGTGCAGAAACCACAGAAAAATTTTATGAATTTAATCGATATGGAAATACTTGGTCTGACTTTTTAAAAAAAATACAAATAATAAAAGATCATGGTATAGAAATAGTGTTTAGTGTTGTTATTAGCAATTTAACAGTGTTAGATTTTGTCAGCTTCTATAAGCGTTATCACCAAGATCATGAATTAACTGTAACTTACTGTTGTACACCATCGATGATGAGTCCATATGTTTTAGATTCTGTAACAAAACAACGAGTGCTTGATGAAATTTCCATCCTTCCTGAAAACCTACGAGATAAATTTGCAAAGTCTCTAGCACCGGAACCTACAGATTTGCAACGAATAAACATTGGCAAATTTTTACAAGAGTTTACAAAACGTAGACCAGATTTATCGTTAAGCATATTTCCAAAAGAATTTTTAACATGGACCGGAATTGATCATGTGGTATAGCAAAGTCGTTGCTAGTTTAAGCAACATTCCTGATTTTATAGCTTATTACGAAACGGAACTAGAGGATGCCAAACGTGATGTGCGTATTGGCGGCCTTGTTGAAAAAAATATCACGGCATTGCCTGGGATTACTGAGCATCGCTTCAATCAGCTACAAGAAATTGAAGCGGTGTTAAATCATCTCAACATACAATTACGAAAAATACGTAGAAAACACTTTCAAAAGTATCTAGAAGGTTACGCTAGAGCCTTGACCAGCAGAGATGCAGAAAAATATGTAGATGGAGAGGATGAAGTTATTGATTTTGAAACCATCATAAATGAAGTAGCCCTGTTGCGTAATAGATATTTAGGAATACTAAAAGCTATGGAATCAAAGAATTTTATGCTAGGGCACATAGTTAGACTTAGAGCCGCCGGCATGGAAGATATACAGGTATGACATTTATACATCCTGGAGATAGCCACCGTCACAGTCTTGAAACTCTAAATCGGTTATACGAGTATGATGATTTTATGGCCAGTATCAAAACTGTTCTAGATATTGGGTGTGGCACAGGAGATGATCTTGAGTGGTGGGCTACAAGAAACACTCGAGATGAAGTTCCTCAGCCGTTAAACATACAGTGTACTGGAGTAGATCAAGCACCCGCCCTAACTTTAACCAACAAGTACACCAATGTATTTTATCAATCTGGTAATTTTGAAGACACAATATTGGCACCCCCCGGAGGATTTGATGTGTTATGGTGCCATGATAGCTTTCAGCATGTACACGCACCTGTAAAGACATTAAGTAATTGGTGGCATTTGGCCAGCCCAGGAGCCATGTTGTATCTGGCCGTGCCGGTAACCCAGCGAATACATCGCGGACAGTTAGACTATCATCTACCCTCGGGTTGCTACTATCATCACACTATGGTCAGTTTAATCTACCAGTTGGCCACCGCAGGATGGGATTGTGGTTCGGGATTTTTTAAACAAGTACCCACAGATACGTGGATTCATGCTGTAGTTTACAAAAGTACTCAAGTTCCGCAAGATCCAACTACTACCACTTGGCATGCATTATCAGAACTTGGCCTATTACCTGAATCAGCTATGAAAAGCATATTTGCTCATAATTATCTACGCCAACAAGATCTTGTTATTCCTTGGATTGATCACAGCCTAATGAGCATGGCTGTGAAATAATCAATCTAGTAGAGTGGTCATTAACGGCGTATAAATATCCGTATGAAAACTATAGTGGTAGTCAGCGGCGGATTTGATCCAATACATTCTGGACATATCAAATTAATCAAACAAGCACGGTTGCTGGGCGACATGCTGATAGTGGGAATTAATAGCGACGAATGGTTGGCCCGTAAAAAAGGTCGAGCATTTATGCCTTGGCAAGAACGCCTGTGTGTGTTAAATAATCTAAGCAGTGTAGATGAAGTTTATACATTTGATGATGATGATGGTACAGCTTGTCATTTGTTGCAACAGGTTCGCGCACACTATCCTGAAAATCGCATCATATTTGCCAACGGTGGCGATCGTACCCAAGATAATATTCCAGAAATGGCAGTCGCCGGAATTGAGTTTGTGTTTGGTGTAGGTGGCGAAGACAAAGCTAATAGTAGCAGTTGGATTTTGCAAGAGTGGAAAGCACCTAAAACGAAACGTCCTTGGGGATACTATTGTGTATTACATGAACAAGGATCGCAGGTCAAAGTTAAAGAACTTACTGTGGAACCCGGACAAAGACTCAGCATGCAACGACATCTGGATCGTGCCGAACACTGGTTTGTAGTTGAAGGAACCGCTGCAGTCTACACTATCAATCGCAAGAGTGACCGAGAATTATTAGGAGAGTTTACAACACATCAGCACATACACATTAATCGCTACGAATGGCACCAACTGTGTAACGAAACCGATCAACCTCTGCGTGTGGTAGAAATACAATATGGACCTAATTGCGTCGAAGAGGACATAGAACGAGCATGACTCCAATTCCGGTATTTGTAGGTTACGATCCTAGAGAAGCTATAGCATTTCATACCTGCGTAAATTCAATTATTAGACATGCCAGTCAGCCTGTGGCAATTATGCCGATTGCATTAAATTTATTTCAAGACTACGAAGAAACTCACACCGACGGATCAAATCATTTTATATATACCAGATTCTTAGTTCCACACTTGATGAGCTATACAGGTTGGGCAATTTTTATTGATGGTGATATGATTGTTCGTGATGATATTGTTAAATTGTGGAATCTGCAGGAAAGCCACGTTGATGTCATGGTGGTCAAACATGATTACAAAACACGTATGACGGAAAAATATCTTGGTTCAAAGAACGAAGATTACCCCCGCAAGAACTGGAGCAGTGTAATACTTTGGAATTGTGGAAATCATCCTAACAGAAAATTAACTCCTGAATTTATTCAAAGCTCGACTGGTGCATACCTACATCGCTTCAGTTGGCTAGACGATGAGCGCATTGGTAATCTACCTAAAGAGTGGAATTGGTTACCCGACGAGTATGGGCCTAATCCTGATGCAAAATTATTGCATTATACATTAGGCACACCTTGCTTTCATGAATTTGCCGACACTCCACAAGCCGATGAGTGGCACAAGGAACGTATGTATACTGAATACTGTCTACAAAGGAATATGTTGTGATACTACCTTTAGCCATTGTTGAACGTAGCCCTATGGAGGAGTACACACTACAACACTCTAATATTGTAGATGCTCTTAAACACAACGTTTCTGATGCACTTAAATTATATAATGAATTAGAGTTAATCACCGCCTTGGCATCAAAACAAGACACTAAAGAATCTAAGTCACTAAACAAAAAATTAGACGTATTAATTAGAGAAAAAGAAGAACGCTTGTTTAGGTTAATGAAATTTAGCGATTATCCTGCTATGACCATGGCCGCCTATCCCGAAGCAAAGTTTATGTCTAGTTATGACTACAAACGGGCAAAAGACACTGTTACAGATCCTATCTTAATACGTGGCATTAGTACAGGCAATTATGCCAAACACGCTAGAGAACACGGCCGTGATTATTATTTTATGGAAACTGGTTACCTGGGTAATTATCGCAGTGAGAACAATACCACTGGTAGAAAAATCTATCATAGAATAGAAAAAAACAATATGCAACAAAATCGCATCATGGATGTGCCCGATGATCGATGGGCGGAGTTGTGTAAATTTAATCCCTTACTAACCTATCGTGGCTGGCGCAAAAATCCTGGCAGTAAAATTCTGTTAATAATGAGCACAGAAAAGCCATTTGAATACTATGGCGATGACAAAGACACTTGGGTAGCCAAAACTATAGCAACATTGAAGGCTAATTCAGATAGAGAAATTGTTATTAGAGAAAAAGCAGGCCGTGGGGAACGTACCAATGACACAATCTACGATGCGTTAAATGATGATATCTGGGCAGTAGTTACATATAATAGTGTGGCGGCAGTGGAGGCCATACAATCTGGCATTCCTGCATTTAGTATGGCCCCTACAGCGGCCAGCATGATTAGCACTACTGATCTTAGTTTAATTGATTACCCACCTAAAGTTGATGAAGAAGTTGTTTACAAATGGTTGTCCAGCGTGGCCTACGGGCAATTTGACGTAAATGAATTACTAACAGGTAAAGCCTGGAGATTGGTACAGGAAAATGACAGTCGGCCGACCTTTAATTATTAAAAGCTATCTTAGCAGTTTGCCCAAGCATATCAATGGCACTGAAAAGATTAATGCCCTAACATATTTTGCTGAGGGTGCGGCCAAGTGTGGCGATTCAGCATCAACTACAAATTCTCAAATTTATGAAACCTGTGATGTTGGTGCCATTATTGGCAACGCTTTTGATGCTAACCCGAGCAAAACTAAACTGGCTCACTATCAAGTTCGCAAGATGGTAATGGACACACAACAACGGCTTGATCGTTACTGGTTAAGTATTGACAGCAATGTGTTTATTTACAAAGATGCCACAAATCCGCATAGGTATCTACGCTATAGTTTTAATGGAGTATTTCCTAAGACTGGAATTTACTGTAATGAAAACCCTGGTGATGAAAATTGGACAAACATGCGCCGCGATTACAACATGGATTTAAAACCATGGCGTACTACCGGTAATCATATTCTTATAACACTACAACGTCCGTTGGGGTGGTCAATGCGTGGATTTGAGTTAATGACCTGGCTAGAGACTACCTTCTCAAAAATTAGACAACATAGCAATAGGCCAATTGTTATACGCTGGCACCCAGGTGATTGGAAAGCCTACCCTAGATACGCAGAATTATTAAAAAAATATAATACAACAGTCAGTCCGCAAGGTAAGCATATAACTGAAGATTTAATTAACTGCTGGGCTCTAGTGTGCCATAATTCAACGCCGAGTGCAGTAGCACCAATTGAAGGTATTCCAAGTTTTATCACAGATAATCCTGCATACAGCCAGGCAGGAGATATTGCCAACACAGACCTTAGTCAAATAGAAACACCGCTGATGCCCGACCGTGAGCAATGGATTAGAAAATTAGCACAATGTCACTGGAGTTTTAACGATCTTAGATCAGGACGTTGCTGGTCACACATGAGGCAGTGGGTTAGATAATGTTAGTAACAGTACTATTACCTACACGCTATAGAACATCCTTGGTTGAACGCACAGTTCGCTCACTGTTAGACCTTGCCAACACACCCACACAAATTGAAATAGCCGTGGCCTACGATGAAGATGATGTAGAAAGTCACAGTTATTTTACCTCTACAGCATGGACAAACCTTGTCACCGGGTATGGAGCCGCACTACAAGTACACAAAACTCCAGCCTGGGGATATCAAGAACTACACAAATATTATAATTTACTAGCAGAACATGCCCAAGGAAAATGGCTACTAATTTGGAACGATGATGCTTTGATGAAAAGTGCCGGATGGGATATCATGATCGAACAAGAACAAGATTACATGGGCATGTTGCATATGATCACAGAAAACTATCGACCAAAATTTGCATTGTTTCCGTTGATTCCACGCAAGTGGATTGATATTTTTGGATCAGTAAGTTTGTCAAACTCCAACGATTCCTGGATACATCATATTTGTTTGGAAGCCAGTGCTATTAAACTTATTGATGCGGTAGTATTCCATGATCGAGCAGATCTCACAGGAAATAATCTAGACCAAACATATTTAAATAGAACCAATCAAAAGAAACTTTACAAATCAGAACCCATGCGTCAACTTCGACATGAGTGGGCACAACGACTTATTGAATATCGCAAACAATTATAGATATTTTTGTTGTTCTTTTTTGAATATCTCTAACTCTTTGCGTTTACCCTTGGCAGACCATATAGCACTTTCGTCACGCATAGCCCAGTCAATGTAGCTCATGGGCAACAATCCTTTACGATAGTTAGGCACTAGTTGATCCAAAATAAATTGATCTAAAAACCAGTACAAGTCATCCTGGTCCATACTAACCCGCAACCGTTGGGCATATTCTTGTAAAAATTCATGCGAGCCAGCGGTGCCATTAAACAAGATAGCACCGGCAAGATGTGTGCCATCCTTGGGTTTTTCGTATAGGTAAAAATCTTCACCTCCTATTTGATCTGTAAACGGCCTACGTACTAGTCCATCTACGTCTATGCTTAAACACCGTTGTCCGGGACGTATCAATTCTGCTAGTCTAGTAAATCGACCACAAGCATAGTAGGTTTGACGTATCAATTTTAACAACTCATCTCTGCCTGATCGTTGTCCTTTTTTATGCATCTGCCGTTGGCGATCATTTGAAAATGTAGACCTAGCCACCCAATAATCAGCAGCCTGCTGAAATCCTAGATCATCTAATGTTTCATATGTGCAAGTGACTGTTGATAGATTGCGACAAAACTCAATTTGGTCTGGTCTGGGATCATAGATATGTATATGCACTCCGTAGTCAGGAGTATTTGTAATAATGCTGTTAATTAAGGGTCTTGCATGCAGGTCAAAATACACAGTATCAGCGGCAGCATATATAAAAAACTTTGATTGGTCTAGATTTCCTAGCAGTGGTGGTAGCTTCATGGTTAAATATTTAACCTTATGCGTGTGGCCTACTTTCCAAATCAATGTGCTCAAAATAGCAGTCCTGTCATGCAGGCCATGTTGGATAGCCTACGATCTGCAGGCCACATCATTGAACAAAACAGCATGGATGCAGATGCGGCTATTATTTGGTCGGTATTGTGGTCAGGACGCATGGCTGAAAATAAACAAATTTACAAGCATTATCGAGCCAAAGGCAACCCAGTTATTGTTATAGATATAGGTGCCTTGTACCGCGGTGAAACCTGGAAGATAGCAGTAAACTCTATTACTGCCGATGGGTACTATGGGCATACTGAAAACTTAGATTGGAATCGTCCCAGAAAGTTAGGTATAAGCCTGGCCTTAAATTTTAGTTGCAATCCACAAATTGTAATTGCTGCACAACATAAAAAAAGTCTACAAGTTGCAGAACTAGGTAGTATGGAAGATTGGATTTTGACACAAGTAGATAACATTCGAGCCGTAACAGATAGACCAATTGTAATTCGTCCACATCCTAGAAGCCCATTGGATCATACACGATTTCAAAATGTAACAATAGAGCAACCTAAAAAAATAGTCAGCACCTATGACAGTTATAATTTAGCATTTGATTGTCATGCTATGGTTAACTACAATTCAGGTCCTGGAATACAGGCCGCGCTGGCCGGTACCAGACCCATAGTTGATTCAAGTAGTTTGGCGCATTCAGTTGGCATACAAATAGCAGATATAGAAAAGCCATACAATCATGATAGAGATCAATGGTTAGTGGAAATTTGTCACACAGAATATACCCTAGAAGAAATTACCCAAGGCGTATGGCTCAAGAGATTATCCGCGGCCCTATAGACTGCGCCTGTGTTATACACGGCACAGCCTATTCATGGGACTATGTAGAACGACTGCATAATATGTTAAGTCGACACATTACTCTGGGCATTAGATTACATGTCTACACTGAAGCCGCCAGGCTAGTTCCTGAGCCTATGATCAAACATGTGCTTGAACCGTGGTCTATTGCCAGCGCAAAAAAATCTTGGTGGTACAAAATGCAACTATTCAATCCTGCCCATCATGCAGGACCGTTGTTGTACTTTGATTTAGATACTGTGATAGTGGACAACATAGACTGGATTTGGCAACTGCCCATTACATATTTTTGGGCTATACGAGATTTTAAATACCTATGGCGCCCAAATCACACAGGGATAAATTCTAGTGTCATGTGGTGGAACACTCAACATTACCAAAACATATGGAACACATTCGCTCAGCAAGACCTACCTACAACCATGCGAAAATACCCCGGTGATCAAGACTATATTTCAGCCGTAATTCCTGAAAATCAACGTAGATTTTTTGATACAAATCGTGTGCAAAGTTGGCGCTGGCAGTGTTTAGATGGCGGCTACAATTTCCGTAAACGTCGTCATCAATTGCCTGGTACTGGTACACACGTCTCAGACAGCACCAGCATTATGGTATTTCACGGCAATCCTAAACCCGAACAAATTACAGATCAAACGGTAGTAACCCATTGGCGATGATAAAGCTAGTACCAAAAATCCGCCAAATTAACGGGTTTTTTTATGGTTGACCGTTAATTCCCATTTTGCTATAATATTAGTATAATAATTAATAAGGAGTTTTAAATGGAATCAAACACAATTGCAATCGTTTTAATAGCCCTAGCATACGGTGCTTTTTTGGGCTACTGTTTAGGTCGTTATCATGGCTATAACAAAGGTGCTGATATGGTGCGTGAATTTTACCGTAGATAAGCCGGTTGACCAGAAATACCCAATATAGTATAATAGTTGTATAGTTAATAAAAAGGAGCTAACCTTGAGTACAGTAATTATTAAAAACGGAACATACCGTAACCAACCCGTAAACAATGTGACCTTTAACTTAGTTAAAGGTTACCAAACAGGAGCCAAAGGAGGCTATGTGACTGTAAAATCAGATGGCTTTTTTGGCCCAGACTTACCAGAAGTAGTTCGTGTCAATGTAAACACAATTGAAGATATTGAATTTACGGCGGAATCAGTGTCAGCAGGTGAGTTTGTGGCACCTATTGCTCATCCGCAGGTTCATGTGCATAACAAGGCACCGGTTGAAACTGACGAAGAAGTTATTGCCCGTATTGGCGAACGCTTTGATATTCTTGATCAAATGACCAAGGCTACCATTGCCGGTGATGTCCGTGCAATGATTGTGGTTGGCCCCCCTGGTGTAGGTAAAAGCTATGGTGTGGAAAAACAGCTAGAACATTCTGGCTTGTTTGACAAGTTGTCAGGTCGTCGTGTCAAGTATGAAGTTATCAAAGGTGCAATGACTCCGATTGGTCTGTATTGCACACTGTATAAACATTCAGACAAAAACAACGTCCTGGTGTTTGACGACTGCGACTCAGTATTCCAAGATGACTTGAGCTTGAACATTCTTAAGGCCGCCTTGGATTCGGGCAAGAAGCGTAGAATTTACTGGAATAGTGATAGTGCCATGTTGCGTCGTGAAGGCGTTCCAGACATGTTTGATTTCAAAGGTTCGTGCATCTTTATTACCAATCTACAGTTTCAAAACCTTAAGAGCAAGAAGTTGCAAGATCACTTAGAGGCATTGCAGAGTCGCTGTCACTTCTTGGACTTGACCCTTAACACCATGCGTGATCGTTTCTTGCGTATCAAGCAGATTTATCTAAAGGGTGAGTTGTTTGCAGATTACGATTTTAGCCAAGAGCAAGGCGACGAGATCATTGGGTTTATGGATGCAAACCAAAGTCGGTTGCGTGAAATGAGCCTGCGTATGGCACTGAAGATTGCAGACTTAACCAAAGTATCAGGTGATAACTGGAAGGCCTTGGCCGCCAGCACTTGTATGAAGAATAGTTAATACGGTAGCTCCTGGGTAGTTTTTAACTGCCCATTTCACAACAGGCACTTAGGTGCCTGTTTTTTTGACTTTATGTAGATCAACTATTAAATACAAAATGAAGATACTATTTTCAAATAATGAAACTATAGATTTATCCATAAACAACACCCCGGTTGGTACAATTTATCAAAAAATTTATAAAAATTTATCACAAGTAAATTTTACGTTTAATAAGTGGGATAATCCATACTATATACATAGTATTACATATCAAGACTTGATTGCTCAATTAACGCATTACGCAGAAAAAGTATCAATTCAAATTGATCAAAAGCTGTGTTTATTACAAGATCAAAATTATTTTAATAAGATACATAATATTTACGAAAAGAATTATAATGGTACTCGTGCATGGTTAGATTTTCATGAGCATATTCACATGTGCGAGCTTTACTTTAAAGATCATCCTAAATTTTTACACATTGACTATAGAGAAAAATCAGGACTATTAGAAAAACCATTTGATTTAAAATGGTTAGACAATGCCACTAATAATATTAAAGCTGGTGAGGTGTTTGTATCGTGGGCAGAACTAGGCAAGACGCCGTACACCTATTGGCAAAATAATGAAGAGGATAATATAGATCGAATCTGCGAGCTTGCTAAGCCTTGGTTAATACTCAGACCAAAGATCAATATTGCTTTAGAAGATATTGATTTATTAAAAAATAAAAAAATATTAGAATTTGAATCCTGGTGGCAACAATATAGAGAAGTTTGGTGTCAACATTGGAACATTCCTTCGTGGACCATTTACAATATTTTTTCGTCTACTGTATTTGGAAAGGTAGATAATGTATCAACAATTATCAACTACTTAAAAAATAATATAACCCCAATTAAAATTTTAATGTCATGACCTGGCCAGTAATTATTAAAGATGGGCCCTTTAGGAATCAAACTTTAGCAACCATAAAGTTTGACACACTTGGTAACAACACTAACCAGCATATTTTTATTTGCAAAGAGTGGTCTGAAGGATTGTCATGGGCCAAACAACAAGGTTACACTCGGGCACTTTTTGTTAAAAGCGGAACAATGATTTCCGACTGGGCACAATGGAAACAACTTGTTGATCAGTACCCGCATAATGATTTGATTGCTCACTTGATTTGGCACCCAGAACAACAATTATATCTTGACGATCAATGTTGGTTTATGAATATTAACAAATTTGAAGTTGATGATTTTACAGTTACAAAAGTTAGTCATCCTTTGCCAATAAGAAGTGATCAGAATTTACACGATGATTACACACCGTTATGGGTTAAGCCAAGTAGTAATCAAACTGAATATTCTGTTACTAATTTTGGACAAGGGCTAATAGCTCGTCAACTACAAAATAATCGACCTATTGTAAATTGGAATAATGCCGCTAGAGATATAAAGTCATACCTTTACAATACTCCAATAGACTTGTCTAAATTTCAAAGCTACAAAGATATAGCTGAAAATCAATTATGGATTTTTAATAATGAACCTATTGTAATAGTTAAAAAATCTAAATTAGTTTCGCCTGGATCTGGGTTGTCGTGGATACTAAACATACTAGACCCTGCAACAACTGAAATACAAATAGTTGATATAAGCAACACACAGATTAAATTTTGCCAGACATTGTGGAATACTTGGACAGGTATCGACTACGGGAATTTCGTTTGGAATTTTATTGAAGAAAATAAACTGGTGCATTACGAGTTAGACAATACCAATTTAACTCCAATAGAAAGACTACGATTAAAAGGAAAAACAAAATTTATTGAATATGTTAATAATAGATTTAACTCTATTGTTAATAAAAATTTTGAAGCCCAATGGTTGATAGTAAAACAAACAAAACAAGTTAATTTTTGTAATGATAATTTAATCAACTGGGTATTAACCAATGACATAGATAAGTATGATAATATATGGTGTTCAAACATATTAGAATATAAATGGACACTCTTGCATACCACGGCCGCCCAGTATAAAAAATTTCAAGAAAAACTATGCAAAAGCAAAAAATAAGCCAGCTAATGGCTAAAAAATATATTGATTATCAATACCAATTGCCTAAGTACAATCCATTGGCGGACTTTGATTGGATACAATCCCAGTCTGGGTTACCATGGTTACCTTTGTCTTTGCTAATTCCGCATGAATCTATTTTAACAGAAATTAAAAATATAGAAAAATTACTGTCAGTGCATCGCGACGAATATGGTGAACACTTTGGATGGAAAAGTTTTTGCATTCATGGTAAAGCATATAACGCCACTAGAGAACTTGAATACTACAAAGACGATCGTCCATATAATTGGACAACAGAAGCACAAACACTTATGCCTGCAACAGTTGACTATTTCAAAACACAATGGCCAGGAGATCAGTATCAACGAGTTAGAGTTATGTTACTAGAGCCAGGCGGCTATGTGAGTATTCATCGTGACCACACAACTCCTGGGCTAACTGCAATTAATATTGCTATAACTCAACCTGTTGATTGTAATTTTATTATGGAGAAGAAAGGAACAGTTCCGTTTGTTCCTGGTACGGCTTTTTGGGTGGATATTTCCAATAATCACACAGTTTTTAACAATAGCAATCAAAATCGTTGGCATATTATTGTTCACCAAAATGTTAAAAATCAAAAATTTCAAGAAGAGGTTGTAAAATCCTACAATATCATGTATAATAATTACAATGAGAACCGCCACAATCATAATCAAAGATGAAGTAAACATTAAAATTGAGGGACTCGAACTTGATGCTCGTCGTGCTTTGGTTAATGCGTTCAAGTATGATGTTCCTGGCGCTCGTTACTTGCCTGCGGTTAGACTAGGCCGCTGGGATGGCAAGGTAAGCTATTTCCAACTAGGTGGTAGTACTTATGTAAACCTATTACCGGATATTATTCCTATCTTAGAAAAGTTCAACTACGATATTGAACTAGATGATCAACGAGACTATAGCGTTAATTTTACTTTTGAGAAAGTAACAGAATCTACATTCAGTCACATTAAATGGCCTAAGGCACATCCAATGGAGGGACAGCCAATGGAGTTGCGTGATTATCAAGTTGACATTATCAACAACTTCCTTGAGAACCCACAATGTATTCAGGAAATTGCTACAGGCGCAGGCAAGACTGTTATCACAGCCGCATTATCAAATGCTGTGGCGCCCTATGGCAGGACCATTGTGATTGTGCCCAACAAGAGTTTAGTAACGCAAACAGAAAAAGACTACATCAACATGCAACAGGATGTGGGTGTTTACTTTGGCGATCGCAAGGAGTGGGGACGTCAACATACTATTTGTACTTGGCAAAGTTTAAATATTTTATTAAAAAATACAAAGAACTCGGTAGGTGATGTTACTATTGGTGAGTTTCTTGAAGACGTGGTGTGTGTTATCGTTGACGAAGTGCATATGGCCAAAGCCGACGCACTCAAGAGCTTGCTCACAGGCGTAATGAGTCGTATTCCCCTGCGTTGGGGGCTCACAGGAACTATACCCAAAGAACCGTTTGAGTTTCAAGCATTGAAGTGTAGTCTAGGTCCAGTGATTGGCCGACTCAGTGCCAGTGAACTGCAAAGTCAAGGTGTGCTGGCACAGTGCCATGTGAACATTGTGCAGTTGGTTGACCATGCCGAATTCTCAAACTATCAAAGTGAACTAAAGTTCTTGTTGGAAGAACCCGATAGATTAGATACCATTGCTGACCTAATCAAACAAGTAAATGCCACAGGCAATACATTAGTTCTAGTTGATCGTATTGCAGCCGGACAAGGATTAATTGAACGGCTGGGCGATAATGCTGTTATGGTAAGCGGTGCAACAAAAGCAAAGGCAAGACAAGATGAATATGATGAAGTGGCTGAAGCAACAGGCAAAATTATTGTGGCAACTTATGGTGTGGCCGCTGTGGGTATCAATATTCCTAGGATCTTTAATCTGGTGCTTGTGGAGCCAGGCAAAAGTTTCGTCCGTGTCATACAAAGTATTGGTCGTGGCATCAGGAAAGCTGAGGATAAAGACCATGTGCAAATCTGGGACGTAACTAGTACCTGTAAGTTTGCCAAACGCCATTTAACCAAGCGTAAGCAGTTTTATAAAGAAGCCAATTATCCGTTTACACAAGAGAAACTAGAATGGAAATAAAGGTTGCATACATTAAGAAATATGTTATAATAAACTTATGAGAATATTAACACTTGATAATCACCCATTTGATTTAGATCATCTTCCAGAAGAAGTAGATGACATGCGGTTTGCTATATTTGATAACAGTGATCCTAAAGATCCAGATTACCACTACATTCCCTTGATCTTTTTAGAAAGTTTCACAGCACCTGCACTAGTTTTACGGGTTGGCGAACACAGAGTACGCATGCCGGTAGATTGGCAAATTTTAATTGGAGAACCTGACCTAGGCGACCTAGAAGTATTGCCACTTACTAGTATTAACGATCGCGGATTTAAGGCATTTCAATTTAATCCACTCAGTAGTTTCCGTCCTAGTTTTTTAGACATAGAGATTATGGATGTGTATCAAGAAGTCACATGGTATGCGCCCAAGTTAAAAAATGGTCAAATGCTATGTGTGCCATTAGGCATTGGTGAAAAGCCCGACTGTGTTTATTTTGTCAAAGACATTAGTCGCAACTGTGAAGTGGTAAATTATAATCAGGCCTGGTAGTGGACAAACTGTCAATACAAAATGAAATGATGTGTTTTGATCGCAAGGATCGAGATTTTTATTCTAGTCTCACAGACGAAGAACGCAAGAAGTTTAGCAACTTTCTAATGATACGCTGGGGCTCAAGTGTCCAAGGTAGTGCAGAATTACAACATTACTATTTGCAAAGTAGTAATCACTATGTTAACAAACATTTCTTTGCTATCAATCGTCACCCCAAACTACAATGGTTGTGTGCCACAGCAGTGAGTCCCGGACTAGGCACACAACGTCATCAATGGATTGCTCTTAAGAAAAAAGAAGCTGGTGCTAGCGGTATTCGAAAACAAATTGCTGAATTATTTCCACATTTAAAAGATGACGAAGTTGAGCTTATGTCTACAATTAATACTAAAAAAGACATTGACGCCTACCTCAAGCAAATGGGACAAGAAGCTAAGAAATGAAATATACTTGTCAGTATTGTCGGAAAGACTTTGTAAAGGAGTCAAGTCTTGCAGTGCATTCATGTGAACCGCGACGTCGCCGCCAGCAAAAAGACGAAGCAGGAGTACGCTTAGGATTTCATGCTTATATAAAATTTTACGAGCTTACACAAGGCAGTGCCAAGTTAAAGACCTATGATGACTTTTGCGAAAGTCCCTACTATCGTGCTTTTGTAAAGTTTGGACGTTATTGTGTAGACGTTCGGGCAATTAATCCAGCACGTTTCACTGAGTGGGTGCTAAAACAGAATAAAAAAATTGATCACTGGTGTAAGGACAGTGTGTACACAGAATACCTAACAGACTATTTGCGGGTAGAAAATGTCAACGATGCACTAGCCCGTGCCATGGAGTTTGGTATAGATTGGGCAGAAAAAAATGGCCATCCGGCTGAAGATTGCCTACGTTATGGCAACACCAATGCTATGGTCTATGCTGTGACCGCAGGCAGGATCAGTCCCTGGATCATTTATAATAGTGCAGCAGGACAAAAATTTCTAGCAGAACTAGATGCCACCCAAATAGCTATGGTGTGGCCTTACATTGATGCAGATTTTTGGATGCGTAAATTTAAAGATCATCCCGCAGATCAAGAGTATGCCCGCGATATATTAACAAAGGCAGGTTGGTGATGAGCGCAGATATTGATTTAGACTTAGCAGATAGAGACCAATTGTTAAAGTTGATTCAATCTACACCTGCTATGCAACATTATCAAGGTCAAGTTCGTAGACACAATAGTGGTGTGTATGTTACAGATATTCCATATGATCCTGTTAATGCCTGTGCATCTATAGATTATGAACAAGCAGAAAAACTTGGCTATTTTAAAATTGATTTGCTGAACATGAGTGTGTACCAACTGATAAAAAGTCCAGAACATTATCAAGAACTACTAGACCAGGAACCTACTTGGTCACGCCTATGGACGGATACTGAATGGGCCAAACAATTAATTCACGTGGGAAATTATACTGATTTATTGCAGACAATGAAGCCAGATTCTATTCCAAGAATGGCAGCATTTATTAGTATTATTCGTCCAGGTAAAGCTCACTTACAAAACAAGCCCTGGAGCGAAGTGTTTGACTCGGTATGGGATGGTGATGACAGTCGAGGTTTTGTGTTCAAACATGCTCACGCTATCGGCTATGCAGCTCTAGTAGCACTGCATATGAATTTGCTTAGTCAACCCGTCGAACCAGCGTAATTGATTTTCTTTTACTTTTTTTGCGACCCATGTCACTTAAACTACAAATAGGTCCATGTAATACTTCTAGATCTTTGTTGATAAAAGTACGCAGGTAAGGTTTAAATACGTCCCAATCATTCTTGAGAAATATGTTAATAGGCACACTACGGTTTGATTCCCACCACCAAACATTGGCTAACTCTAGGAATTGACGTTTGATTTCTAGGTCTTGAATAGCGCCAAAATCATATATGGTGGTAATAGCCTCATCCTGATTTTGTATAATGCCTACGTATTCCGTTGTGGCATATACACACAAGGTTATAAATGGGTATTTTTCCGCTAGTTTTTCAAAGAAATCATTATTCATATCTACGGATATTTACCAGACCATTCTGCCACCCTATTCTAAACCGGCTAAATACTCTGTATGTACTCCACCCAGGTCTATATCTATCAACAACTCACGCGAGTGTTACTCATGGATACAGGCGCGGGGGAAACTTTTACTTATAGGTACGATCCTGTGTACGCAAAACAACTAACTATAAACAAAGGCGTGGACAACGTGCTTTTGTTTGAATTCATTAATCAACAAGAAAAGCCTGTTAATATTACAGGTAGTACGTTCCTATTCCGTGCAATCAACACTGCTGGCGACCGTATACTGGTTGAAAAGGAGCTGGTTACCTTGAGTGCTACCACTGGACGGGCTAAGGTTACATTGACTACAGCAGAAATGTTGGAAGTATTAGCACAACCAGCCACCTACAGTATACAACGTACACAACCGGGCGGCCTAGTTGAAGCAGTGTTTACCAATGCTCAAGCTGGAGCCCGTGCTCCTGTGAACATTGTAGATAGCGTGTTACCACAATATGTGCCTAGTGCTCCACTCACAATACCTACTCTTAAAATATCAGCACAGGCAAGTGTTGATGGCACTGCTTGGAGTCAATATCCTAGCAATCCTTACTGGGCCGGTAATCCCAACGGTGGCAACTACTGGAGCAGTTTTACAAACCCAGAATATTTCAGCAGTTTTATTGAACCAGCAAATGCAGTAACAACAGTACAAATGACCCTGGATGGATATACCGGAACAATCAAAGCACAGGCTGCAGAAAACTACGAAAGTATTTGGTACAATGTAACTGACTCAACTACCTATTACAACAAAACTGGTACCATTTACATGAACATTGTGGGGTGGTACCCACTAATTCGTATGTGTTTTAACAACAGTATCTTTGCCGTGCCAGACCAACCCGGTATTCCTGCCATAGCCTATGCTACTACAGAAAATGGAGTGGTTACTAGTATTACTGTAACTAATGGCGGTGCAGGTTATCTAGCGCCACCAAAGATTAACATCATTGGTGACGGTGCAGGTGCTACAGCCGAAGCGGTGATATCGGGTGGATCGGTTGTTGGCATCAACGTGACCAATGGTGGATCGGGTTATTGGTATTTGCCCAATGCAGGATTTGGTATAGGGTTGTATCCAACCAATCCTGCTGAAACTGGCGCCGCGGTAGTGATCAGCACAGGATATGTGGTTGATCTACTTTACCGATAATACCAAACGTTCTTGATTTTGCCCAGACAATCTGCTATAATGTAGTATGATTGATGTGGTTTCTTTTTTACCTGGCAAGCGAAAACAAACAGCAAGTGGCTGGATAAGTTTCAACGCACCCTGTTGCATACATCGTGGCGACACACAGGACAAACGACAACGTGGTGGAATCAAACCTGGCACAGACGGATCATGGTCATATCATTGTTTTAACTGTGGATATACTGCTAGTTTTATTCTGGGCCGTAATCTAACATTCAAGGCTCGTAAGTTGCTAGAGTGGATGCTTGTGCCACAAGAAGAAATAGAGCGCATAAACCTTGAAAGTTTAAAACACAAGAGTATAGAAGGGTTACTGGGCGATCGGCAAGAAGTAATACAAAAATTACAGTCAATTGAATTTGAAGACAAGGACCTACCGGCAGAAACACAAGAGTTAAATGATTTTGCCAAAGAGTATTTGCAAAAGAGATGTGTTCCGTTGGATTACCCGTTTTTATATAAAACAATGCCAAGACGCGGTGTAGTGATTCCGTTTACACACAATAATCAAGTAGTAGGACACACTACACGATTCCTTGACGACCGTACACCAAGGTATATTCAAGACATACAACCTGGATATGTATTTGGAACAGATTTACAAAAGCCCAACTGGCAAACAGCAATTGTAGTAGAAGGTGTGTTTGATGCATTGAGCATCAATGGTCTAGCAGTGCTACATGCAGAAGTTAACGATGCACAAGTTAGACTAATACGCAGTTTGGGACGTGAAGTTATTGTAGTACCGGATCAAGACGAAGCTGGAATGAAGTTGGTAGACCGTGCAGTAGAACTAGGATGGGCAGTAAGCATGCCCGACTGGCCCGAAGGTGTCAAGGATGTAAATGATGCTGTGATTCAGTTGGGTAGACTTGGAACTTTGCTAACTATAATGCAGGCCAAAGACACTAGTAAAATTAAAATAGAATTAAGGAAGAAACAACTTGTTAAAAGACTACGGGCTTGATGTCCAAAAACTATTCTTAGAAATGATGTTGCAAGACGCAGAGTCGTATGTGCGGGTACAAAACATTTACAATCCAGAAAACTTTGATCGAAGCTTGCGTCCTGTGGCTGAGTTTATTGCTACACATAGCAACGAATACAAAACACTTCCAGGTACAGATCAAATTCGAGCAGCTACAGGAATAGAACTTAAACATATTCCGGATCTGACCGAAGGCCACTTTGAATGGTTTATGAACGAGTTTGAGCAGTTTACTCGTAGACAAGAACTAGAACGTGCAATTTTAAAATCAGCAGACTTGTTGGAAAAAGGCGAGTATGATCCTGTAGAAAAACTGATCAAAGATGCGGTACAAATTAGTTTGACCAAAGACATGGGTACGGATTACTTTGCAGATCCTAATGCTCGTATCAACAAGTATTTTAATTCAGGCGGTCAAGTCAGCACAGGTTGGCCACAGATGGACAAAATTTTGTATGGCGGATTCAGTCGTGGAGAGCTTAATATTTTTGCTGGTGGGTCTGGGTCAGGAAAAAGTCTTGTTATGATGAATATAGCATTGAGTTGGTTACAAGCAGGATTAAGTGGTGTGTACGTTAGTTTAGAACTGAGTGAAGAACTATGTGCCCTAAGAACAGATGCTATGTTGGCCGGAATGAGCACCAAAGAGATTCGCAAAGACATTGATCAGACGGAACTTAAGGTTAAACTTGTAAGCAAGAAAGCCGGACAGTATAGAATCAAAGCACTGCCAGCACAGAGTAACATTAATGACATTCGTAGTTATATTAAAGAAGTACAAGTGCAAACAGGTATTAAGGTAGACTTTATCATGTGTGACTATTTGGACTTGTTGATGCCTGTAAGCGCCAAGGTTAGCCCAAACGACCTGTTTGTTAAGGACAAATATGTTTCCGAAGAGTTGCGTAACTTGGCTAAAGAACTTAATGTGTTGTTTGTAACAGCGTCGCAGTTGAATCGTAGTGCGGTAGAAGAAATTGAATTTGACCATAGTCATATTTCAGGTGGTATTTCAAAGATTAATACCGCAGATAATGTATTTGGTATCTTTACAAGTCGCGCTATGCGTGAGCGTGGCAAATATCAAATACAATGTATGAAATCGCGTAGCTCTACAGGTGTTGGACAAAAAATTGACTTAGACTATAACATCGAAACAATGCGTATTACTGATCCGGGCGAAGAAGCTGGCCCAGTGAATTCATTTGCCAAGGGCAATTTACTTGACAGCATCAAAGCAAAAAGCACAATGCTTAGTAAAGAAAATGTAGACGCCGACACTAGTGAAATTGGTAAAATCACTGCCGACGTACAAAGTGCTAAACTAAAACAATTACTGGGACAGATTAAAACAACATGAAAAATTATTGTGCAGACCTTCAAGGTGGACTTTGGCTTCGGTATAATACTGAAAAAGCAACCTGGTATGGGAAACCATGTTGTTTGTATGACGAACAATTTCCAATTAATGAGAATATCAATTTAGAATTATGGCAACATCCCAAGATTGTAGCCGAACGACAGGCAAATATACTAGGTGAAGATCTGCCTAACAATTGCAAAACTTGTAAAAATACAGAATCTTCTGGTAATTATAGCCGCCGACAATCCTGGAACGAACGACTCGGTACAGATTGGAATATGCCTAGTTCGATTGTTGAATTAGATATACAGTGTGATTTTTCTTGTAATTTGGCCTGCAGAATTTGCAGCCCAATTTTTAGCACCCTATGGCGTCAAGTTGATCCGCTGTATAAAAAAAATGAAAAAAAGTTTAAAGTTAGAGCAAAAAATATTGATGTAACAGAATTGATTAAAACAATGCCGGCGCACAACATTAAGCAAATACATTTTCAAGGCGGCGAACCACTATTATCAAACACACACATTCAAGTTCTTGAACAATTGCAAGATCACGTGGACCTATCTCAAATATCTTTATGGTATCATTCCAATGGAACACAACAAGTATCGGATTCGGTTTTAAAATTTTGGGAAAAGTTTAAAATGCTAGAAATTTATTTTAGCCTTGACGACATGGGACCCCGAATGGAATACCAACGCTGGCCAATGGTGTGGAACGAAATACACGAAAATATGTTGTGGTGGAAAGAAAATTTACCTCATAATGCACTGTTAAGAATAGAACGTACTATTGGAATATTATCGGCGTATTGGGCTGATGAGCTAGAACAATGGCACAAACAATATTTTTTCAAAAGCAAATACGGTGATGCTATCTCAATGAATTATCATGGTTGTATTGGAACATATTCTTTAGATGCAGTAAGCGAACAATATAAACAAGCAGTATTAGATAAATTTGACTCAACCCACTGGGTTTATAAAACTTTTGAGAACTTAAAAACTGATTCTTTAATGCATATTAGCAATGCATTTGCTGATTTAAATCGCCACGATCAGCTGAGAAATCAAAGCTGGAAATCTGTATATCCAGAATTCCTAAAATGGTATCCAACACAGTCTACCTAACAATAATAAACCTTTGTATTCTTAATAAATAATAAAAAGGTCCTGTACTACTATGCAAAAAAAGACACGCAGTTTATTGGAAGAATTAGACTCAATGTATGTTGAGCGTGATCAGCGCCATGTTATTGAAAACCGTGCTGCTAACGTCATAGCTAGTGCTATACGCTTGCTGGAGCAGATTGACTCTAGTTATAGTGTAGAGGATGCTCAAAATCTACAGCGAAAATTGCTCAACGCTATTAATCAGCGCGACCCAGGTAAGTTTACCCGAACAGTGAGACGCACAGATGCAAATTCATGAAATAACGCAACCTCGTCGTATTGATGAAGCATTAGGACCTGCAGGGTCTTTCTTTTCTGGATTAACCGGCGGCTTAACCGATCGATTAATGGACAAAACTCCAAAAGCTGGAGTAAAACAAAACACGTCTGACAAGTGGGAAGACAGATATGCGGCCTTACAAAAAGATGCAGCGGTAGCCACCTATGCTAAAAATCTAGCCGACGGCTGGGCAAAAACTGCCGGCACTTTAGTAAAGCCTACACAAGGATTAACTTCTGCTACAACCTTGCAAAAAACAATTCCAACCTTGGTCTCTGCCGCCAAAAAAACCAATAACAATTTAACATCAACACAGATTGGTCAGATTTTAGCCAAGTCAGCACCTACTGTTTGGTCTAACACCGCAGATAAGTCTGCTGCTATTGCACAACTAAAAAATGAACTGGACAAACAAGGAGTCACAGTTGACGGAGCATCTACCACAGCCGCACCTACAAAATCAGCAACAAAATATTCTTATGGTAAACCTGGACAAATGAGTTCAACTGTTGCTGCAAGTAAGGCTGGACAAACCATGCAAAAAGTTTTTGGTCAACCCAAGGGCGGTATCCAGGGTATGCAGTCCGATTTAAACGAGGCGGCCATAGTAGGTCCGGCCGCAGATCAATATCGAACAGCTTTTGTTAACTGGTCTGATGATCAGTTGGCCACCCGTGTTCCTGAAACCGGTACTACTATTACCATGGCCCAAGTACGCGATAAAATTCCAGACCTGTCTACCAAATTGTCGGCGGCATTGAATCAAGTTATACAAACACAAGGTACCGCTCAACAAACTCGGGCTGTAGAAGAATACATCAAGTTAGCTGTAGCTGGCGTGCAGGCCCTAGCACAAAGTTCAAAAAATGGAGTATCAGCTTCGGCACAACAACAAAATACTCAGTTTGCTACCTCCTCAGGATCAGTGAAACAATCTTTGCGTGATGCCGGCATTGATCCTAGTAGGTTGGCACAATTTGGTGCTCAAGCCAAGGAGGCCGGAAGCCCAATGACAACAAGAAGGACCGGCGATACAACTGCCGATACTTTGCTAAAATTAGCAGGGTTTGACCTACGATGAACTTACTCGAAGGCGGCAACGTATTTAAAGACGGTAACGGTCGCGCGGTTACACAACGAATCAATCAAACGGATGTTAAATCAACCTTGGCCTGGTTGGAAGAAATGTTACCTGGCCTTGATCTACAAAACAACACCCTAGGCTCAACTGGCATCAAAGATACTTCGGGCGATTTAGACATTGCAGTTGACGCCAAACAATTAACCAAAGAACAATTAATAGCACAATTGACCCGTTGGGCCATTAGTCAAAAACAAAAACCCGAAGACTGGGTTAAACAAACCGGTGCTGGTGTGCATTTTAAAACTCCCATCAACGGTCGTCCAGATCTAGGGTATGTGCAAACAGATTTTATGTTTCTTAAAAATGTTCCTTGGAGCAAATTTGTGCTTGGCGCCATGCCGTTAGACTCAAAGTATAAAGGCCGCGAACGCAATGTGTTGATGAACAGTATTGCTAAAAGCATGGGATATAAATTAAATCAGGTTGGCGGCATTGCTGATCGTACCACAGACAAAATTATCACCGATAATCCTGACCAGGTAGCTAAACTATTATTAAACCGAACAGCCACACGTCAAGATCTTGCCAGCGTGGAATCAATATTACAAGCATTAAGCACAGATCCTCAACGTGACGCTAAATTAGCAGACTTTAAACAGCACATGGAACGTGAAGGCCTGCCATTTTTAGAAAGTGCAGAATTATATCAGCCTGTTAGCGACGTAAACTTCCTAGCTCGCTTGCGTGATCGTATTATAAATCAAGGCATGCAGGTCATTGTTGAAGCAGAAGTGCAAGGTGGTCGCGCCAAAGGCATTGAACACCTAGAAGATCTTGTATTTCGTAATGGCAGTGCGGGCATTAAAAAGGCCCTAGACATTGTAAAATATACCGCAGACAACACAGGTAAAACTACCACAGTCAAGTGGGACGGAAAACCTGCCTTGGTATTTGGGCGCGATCCTGAAGGAACATTTGTTTTAACCGATGTGTCTGGATTTACAGCTCGCGGTTATAACGGACTGTTTACAAGTCCACGTCAAGTGGCAAGACATTTAGAACAGCGTGATGCTGATGCCGAAGCACAAGGCCGTCCGGCCACTCGGGTTGAAACACTGTTGCCTTTGTATGTGAATCTATGGCCCATGTTAGAGGCCGCTGTATCCAAAGATTTTAAAGGATACGTGCAAGGCGATTTACTATACACACAACGTCCGCCCGAACAAGCTGGTAATTTTGTTTTTACTCCTAATACAGTAGAATATAAGATTCCAGCGGCCAGTGACGTAGGCCAACGTATTGCTAATAGCGAAGTTGGTATCGCTATGCATACAAGATATGCAGAACCCGGTGCTCCTAAAGAGCCTATCGGCCGTGTTGATTTTAAAAAGGTGCCTGGGTTGTTGTTATTAGAACCTGTGTACGCCAAAGAAAATGTACGACCAAATCGTCAACTAGTACAGCAAGTCAAAGATGTGTATACCAGTCAAGGTGCCGCAATTGATCAACTGTTTGATCCTGCAGATCTTCGTGCATTACAAATCACTGATTTACCTCGATTATGTATAGACTATATCAACAGCAGAGTTGGTACTGGATTTGACAATTTGTTGGCGCAGTTTGGACCATGGCTCCAGCAACATGTTACTCCTAAAAAATTCAACAATATTGTAGAATACATTCAAAGTCCACGTAGCAACTTGGATGGCATGGCCGCGGCATTCACAGCCTGGGTCTTGTTACATGATATCAAAATGGATATTTTAAATCAATTAGATCTACAACATCCAGGTCAAGAGGGCTGGGTGATGGCCACTGGAGCCGGCATGGCCAAGGCTGTAAATCGTTTGGCCGGCGGATTTACTGTTGCAAATCGTCAAATAAACAATCCAAAACAACCCGCCTAACTCTCCTTTTTTGTTCCAAAAGGTAAATATTAGCAGGACCTCTGTGTCCATATACTAAGGAGATTTAAAAATGGCTTATATTACTATTGTTTCGGGCGACGCCCAACCAGTATTTGCAACAGACGTATTGAATGGCCCAGTTAGCCCATCAGCATCCACAGCAGGACAACCTGTTAACTTTGCTGGTCCAAAATTGGACTTTTTCCGTGCAGTTGCCAACACCACAGTTGTAGGACAACAAGGTGTAAACGAGTACGTGTCTAACGTTCTTCAAGCAATTCAGCAAACAAGTACAGTTGCTATGTATCAAGTTGATGGCACAGTATTGAGTTTTGGTGTTTTCCCAACAGGTGCATTTGCCAACGCCGCAACATTCTTGGCTGCTGCAAACATCACAGCTACTGGTTTCCAATTAGACTCAGCTACAAACGCTGGTTTCAAGTTGGCAGCATAATCAACCTTAGGTTGATTGAATAAAAAACCCACTACGGTGGGTTTTTTGTTGACTTATATATTGCTGACATTTTAATAACGTAAATACTAGCATGATGGTTAACAAAATCACTGAAGTGACAATATTTGAAAGTCCTGATGGTGGCCGCACAGTGTATGCTCGGCAACCCGGAAGCACCCATAGAGAACTACACAGTCAAGATCCTGCTCTACAACAAGAGCTCAAAGAACTAGAAAGTCAAAAACGCTGGGTAGACATATTTCAAGCTCGCCATAACAATCCAGAACTTGATCGCTTGTGTGAACAGGTTGAAATTCTATATGAACTTGGTAAAAAATCATAATGAAATTTGCTTGCCAAACTCGATTTGACATCACTGTGACTGGCATAACTGGTCATTGTAAACCAGCTCAAATGCCATTCCGAGATCGTGCTGGACAAGTGATACAGGATACTGAATCTTGGAATCGCAGTCGCAATCAACAACGTAATTGGGAAACTATTACACAAATTCTAGGACTCCGCACACAATTGTTTGCGCTTACTACACCAATACAAGATCAGACCGGTACTCGATGGATGTTTGAATTTGAAACAGAAACTGACGGAGTTTATGGCCCAGAGGACGATCCTACTCGGGTGTTAAGAGCGGATGCCACGGGAGTTCCTATGTTGCGCGAACTCAATAACACGCCAGACATTGAATCAGTTTTGATTACTGCCGGCCCCAAGCAAAACATTTGGTTTGCTCCTATTTCTATAAATAATTGATAGGATTTGCCCAAGAGCTAATCCGCTAAAATAAAGAGAACATTATGGTCGAAGCTACTGATATTGAAAAGAAAAGCCTAGAAGCGCATGTAGAACTCTGTGCTGAACGCTACAATGCGTTAGAAGACAAAATGTCTGCCATGAGTGAAAATATCTCACATCTTTGCACTATGGTCCAAGAAGTTAAAGCTAGTGTAAGCAAACTGAGTGAAAAAAGCACAGATAGATTAATCGGGTGGGGGGTTGGAATCATTGGATTTTTATCAGCTTCGGTAATTTATCTTATATCACATTACGTTCTTAAATGAAACCAGACCAAAAATTTGAACGCTTGTTCCGCCAGGAATTTAAAAATATTACTCCTAATTTAATCTGGCAAAACGACTCGGGCGAATACGAAGCATTTGGACAATATCGTATTATTCCATTACGCCCGGGATATCAAGTATTTTGCTCAGCTACAGAAGTAGGCACATTCCACAGTACCAGAACCGCACTCAGTTGGTGTATAGCCGACAAAAACTGTGCTTACAACACAGCACGTGAATTGTTAACAGTAGACAACAAATTAAATGCATTGACACAAGATATTAATATTAGAGCCGCTATTGGCGATCGTAGTCAAAATCCAGTTCTGCGTGAAACTATTTTAACCAAGTTAGAAAGTAAGATCATACACAAAAAACAGCTAGAAAATCAACTAACCAAATGTGTGGACTGGGCTAAATATATTCAACAACGAGGATTCGATAATGAAACTGCAAGAACTGGCCGTAGCCAACCCAACAAAACAGGCCGCTAAGGTCTTTGAAAGCTATTTTGGAACTAGTATCAAATTTGATACTATTTCTCGCCGCCAAGCCCAGGGCCTATTAAATCGTGTGCGTTCGCTAATTAGCGAACACCGTCGCACTCCAGCATTCCACCAGAGTGAACAAGACCCAGCATATCTTAAATTGGTAATGCTAGAGCAGGCCCTAGCCACTCAAGCAATGACTGGTCAACCCACTGCTAATCCTCAGCAACAACAAGCCCTAATGGCTGCACAGCAACAACAAAAGAAACGTCAAATTCAAGACGCTATCAAATCCAAGCAAAAAGAAATTCAGGACTTGCAAAAGCAAATGAACAATCCTGTAATGAGCACAATGGAAAGTCGTCCGAGTCTACGTCAGCGTCTGAAAGAAAGTGAAGTACAACAAGCTCAAGTTGTGTTGGCCAGTCAAGACATGGTTGACCAAGTACAAAAAATGAGCGAGCAGATCAGTGCTATGCAATTCAAAGATTTACCGGCCTTGGTTGATCAGATTAAAAACGAAGTTGGTGTAGATCAAGCCATGCAGTTCAACACAGATGCTACAGCCGCCTTGGCTGGCCTGTTACAAAACTTGCAAGGCGCCAAAACTCAATTAGAGCAGGCCTTGGGTGTAGTGACTGGACAAGCTCCACAAGTGCCAGGTGAAGAACTTGCACCACCCGTGCCAGGCCAAGAAGAAGTTGCTATTGATGCCGAAGTTCCGGTTGCAGGTGGTGAAGAAGACATTGATGCAGAAATGGATGCCAATATTGAGCCCGCTGGGCTAGGACGTGAACGTAGATAATGTTAATCCGCGAAGTTGCAGATCCTAACACACAACGACTGGCTGCATTAAGCCAGTTTTTGCTTGGCCGTAGCCAAGATGAAACGGCTAAGAAACAAATTAGCCAAACAGCGTTTATTGATTTGGCTAAAAGCCTTGGAGTTAATGTTACCACAGACAACCTAGGCGACTTGATTAGCAAAGAGCCCCTTAGCAACATACTAGAGCCACTCGAACCAAATTCTGGAGTAGTTCGATTCAAAGGCAATACCGAAGCCATAACCGGAATGAGTGTAGATCAAGCCAGAGCAGTAGTTGATTCTAATGCCAAAGCGGCAATGAAGCGCCGCTCTTAATCAAAATCGTTGTAAATAATCAAGCAGTGTGTTATAATATACAAAGGAGTGTACAATGGCCTATTCAGAAAAAGTAATCGATCACTATGAAAATCCTCGCAATGTGGGCAAAATGGACACCATTGATAGTTCAGTAGGAACTGGAGTAGTGGGGGCTCCGGCATGCGGGGACGTGATGCGCCTGCAAATCAAAGTAGAAGATGGAATCATAACAGATGCAAAATTTAAAACTTATGGTTGTGGGTCGGCGATCGCTTCGTCGTCACTTGTCACCGAATGGGTCAAGGGTAAAACGCTGGACGAGGCTGGCGCAATTAAGAATGCTGAAATTGCAGAGGAACTCGCACTCCCGCCGGTTAAGATTCATTGTTCGATCCTTGCGGAAGACGCTATTAAGGCGGCAGTAGCAGACTACAGGGCAAAACATGATACAAGTAACTGAAGCCGCCGCCAGTAAAATTAAATCTAATTTAGACAAACGTGGTGGAATAGGTATTCGCATAGGTGTAAGAACTACAGGGTGCAGTGGACTAGCTTATGTGTTAGAATATGTAGATGCACTACAACCCGGTGATATTGCCATGGCTGACAATCACACCAATGTTATTGTAGACAAAAAAAGTTTACCCATCATAGATGGCATCACAGTAGACTATGTACGCCAAGGTCTCAACGAAGGCTTTGAATTTATTAACCCAAACGAAAAGGATCGCTGTGGGTGCGGCGAAAGTTTTAGAATTTGAATCAAGAAACTAAAATTGCATGCACTGGCCTGTGGGACAATAATTGGCAAGCAGATCAAAAATTAAACTGGGCCAAACAAAATCCACATGTGTGTGTTCTTCCGTTTATTAATCGCATAATTAATATAGAATTTGATGGCCAGCGTGATATTAATAAACAAAAAACATACTTAAGAAACAGTTGTTGTTGTAATTTACTCACTGATGCAGACCCAACTGCTATTGACCAAGTAAAAAAATCAGTGTCTCAAGGACAATTAAATTCTAATTGTCAAAGATGCTATAATTCAGAACAACAAACCGGCAGTAGTGAACGAACAATGGCATTGTTGGACAATTCAAGTACGCAATTCAATGAATTTTTAACCACAGCTAATATTACAGACAGCGTAATTGGTATTAAGTTTTCTAATTTATGTAATCTTGCTTGTAGATCCTGCTCGCCAACTTTTAGTAGTAAGTATGCACAAGTACATCAACTGCAAATACCAAAAGACTTAGTTCACGATATTGCCGACAATCCTGTAGTTTGGACAGACATTACTGAAAACATAACACAAAAATTAAAAAAACACCACACTATAAATTTAAGTTTGTTTGGCGGCGAGTCATTGATTCAACCAGGTGCTCTGCGATTGATTGATTGGCTAAATGAAAAATCATTCAGTAGCCAAATTATATTAAATGTTACAACCAATTTTACAAATTTACAAACTCGTGTAGTTAAACAGTTTGATCAATTTAAACAGGTAAATCTTTTTGCTAGCATCGACAGTATAGAAGAAAATTATGATTATGTTCGGTCTCCAGGACGGTGGACTCAAATAACAACAAATTTACAACAAATATTACCGCAGTTACAAAATAACCAACTGCTACTTACTATTCAACCATTATGGAACCTTAACAATATTTTTTATATTATTGATTATTTAGATTGGTGGCATTTATGGTTTAAATCAACTCAACTTGTCCAAATTCCTATCAAGAATGTAATAATGTTTCGGCCATTTCATATGACCATACAAAATTTGCCAATAGAATATAGAAGTCAATTAAAAAATCTATTGCAACAAGCAAGAAATCATGCTATATTTAATAATCAACAACACGATTCGTTAAGTTATTTTTTAGATGGCATGATTGATTTTTTATCTAGCAACAATGAAATATACAATCAATTTGAATTATATTTGTTTGATACTGCCAAACATGATCGGGCTAATCAAACTCAGATGCAGGTAGGAAATAAAAAATTTTATGATATATTATCAGCGGATCATCAACAACTGTTGCACAATTTTCAGATCACGCTTGATGAAACAAGTCTATCAGTTGACCAACAACAAGCGTATCGCAAACTTCCATTATAACTATGTATAATCCAAAATTTCCCTATCATGAACTGTCACGTACCACAGAAGAAGGTAAGCGTTTATATTCTACTCCAGATGGTAGTAAAGTTCCTAGTGTAACAACTATCTTAGATAAAACAAAGCCGGCAGAGTCAAAAGCTGCACTAGAGCAATGGCGCAAGAACGTAGGGCATGCAAAGGCACAACAGATCACAACAGAAGCTGCCAATCGCGGAACTAGAATGCACACCTATTTGGAACACTATGTAAAAAATAATGAATTAAAAGACAAAGGTAGTAATCCGTTTGGCTGGGCCAGTCATGCCATGGCACAGACTGTGATTGAAGACGGACTAATAAATGTTGATGAGTTCTGGGGTGTGGAAATTCCTTTATATTTTCCCAAGTTGTATGCAGGAACAACAGACTGTGTGGGTATACACCAACAAGCTGAAAGCATCCTGGACTTTAAACAAACCAACAAACCTAAAAAACAAGAGTGGATTGAGGATTATTACTTACAGCTTACCGCCTATGCTCTAGCACACAATGAAGTGTATGGTACAAACATACGCAAAGGTGTAGTATTAATGTGTGTAAAACCACCAGTGGACGACATGGGCAACCCATTAGCTCGTCCGATCTACCAAGAATTCATACTAAAACCTGAAGATTTTAGCTACTGGGAAGACGCATGGTGGCGCAGATTAGAGCAGTACTACCTACAAGCCTAACCAGCTAAATACTGAATAGAATTCAAGGAAGACTAAATTGGCCATTGTACAAATATCCCAGATCACTAACCGTAAAGGGTTAAATGAAAATTTACCACAATTAGCTGGTGCTGAATTAGGCTGGTCAACAGACACCCGCCAGTTGTACATTGGTAACGGTACACTTGAAGATGGCGCACCTGTTATTGGCAACACCGAAATCTTAACAGAATTTAGTGACATTTTAAACTTTACCAACACCTACACCTACAAAGGCCAAGCCGCTGGATACACTGTGCAAACAGGTGCCACTGCTGGCGATCCAATAACTTTAAGTTTACAATCATGGTTAGATCAATTTGCCAGCGTGCTAGACTTTGGTGCAGCGGGCGATGGTCTTACAGATGATACTGCGGCCATCAATCGTGCCTTGTATCAACTCTATTGCAGAGAAGTAAATCCACAAATACGCCGCAGTTTGTTTTTTCCAGCAGGTGTATATCGTGTAACCAGTGCTATTAAGATTCCTCCTTATGCTACATTAGTAGGTGAGGGTGGAGACAATTCTTTAATTGTTATGGATGACGGTGTAGCTGATTATGTGGCTCGTACTGCGGATAGTTTACAAAATATTGGAGTTAACATTGGCAACGCCGGTGCAACCACCCCTCAATATATTACCATTACTAACATGGGATTTACACATTCTGATCCAGAACAAGATGTGTTCCTAGTGCAAGATGCTACTAACTGTCGTTTTCAAAATGTAGGATTCCGAGGAACCTCTACTACAGCTAATTTAATATCTGATGCCAATGGAAGTATTGGTGTAAGTTTTGCCAGCACTAGCAGTCTTGTTTGTGAACAAATTACCTTTGATGGTTGCGTGTTTTCTGGTCTAGTTTGGGGTATCAACACTAACCAGCAAACAAAAGCAATCACAATTTCTACTAGTCAGTTTGATACTTTGTACAGAGGCATTGTGCTAGGCACCGCGGCAGTAACTAATGGCGGGCCAACTGGCACACGAATTGTAGGCAACATGTTTGACAACATCTATGCTGAAGGCATTATATTTGGTAGTAATCTTGTGTTAGCAATCAATGCCAGCGGACACAATATTTTTTATGATGTAGGCAATCACTTTACAGGCAGCACAGGTACTCCGTTTACTAGTATTATCAGTATACAAAGTAACAACAACATTAGCATTAGCGATCTGTTCCAACGAACAGACACATTTTCCACAACCCATCCTAGAATTGATCTTAACAATACAGTAAGTATAGCCACTACCAACGGCAGCCAGTTGGCCATGGGAACATACACTAGAGAAAGCGGACAACAGGACATCTTAATCGACGATGATAGTGGATCGGTGTTCACAATCAGTACTACCCTAACTAAAGCCTTTATGGTCAACTATACCGTGATAAGAGCTACTAGATACCGCACTGGAACCATAATGGTTGCTACTGATCCTGGTGACTCAACTGACTTGACTTGGAGTGATGATTACACAGAAAATACCGATACTGGAGTTTCTTTGTCAGTAACCCAGGCGGGCAACAATGTTACTTTAGACTATGCCACGACCAATCTTGGTATCAACAGTACCATCCGTTATTCTATTACATATCTAGTTTGATCTGGCCTACAACTTTTGACGCTAGGCTGGCTAGCTGGGCCCAGTTACGGAACCATTGTCAAAATCTCCCTTTAGAATCTGCGTTAGCTGAAATCAATCGTTGGTGGTTTAACACTCCCTGGCGACCATATTACCTACACTGGGATGATCAACCTTCTTGGCCCGATCCTTGGCAACTTTTGAGCGATGATGTCTATTGTGATCTTGCAAGAGGACTTGGAATAGTGTATACTATCAGTATGCTTGATCGTGTGGATATGGCTCCTACAACCTTGGTTTTGACTGAAAATGGCAGTAATTTAGTCCAGGTTGCAAAAGAAAAATATATACTTAATTGGGAAGCTGATCAAATCGTAAATACCTTCACTAAAGTAAAAATCAAAAGGCAGTACCAGCAGGACCAAATTATCTAGCAGTAACCAATATAATTAAGAATAGAGAGTATTAATGACGCAGATTACAGTAGTTAAAAGAAGCGGACAAAAAGAGCCACTGCATATTGAAAAGTGGCAGGCACAGGTTGCCAAAGTTTGTCAAGGTATTGCCGACGTAAGTCAGAGCATGATTGAAATTAAAGCACAATTGCATTTCTACGATGGTATTACCACAACAGAAATTGATGGTATTACATTACGAGCCATTGTGGACTTAATTGACATTGAAAGTAATCCAGATATTGGGCACACTAACTATCAATACGTGGCAGGTAAACAACGCCTAAGTATGTTGCGTAAAGATGTTTATGGCAGTTATGAACCTCCACATCTTTATGAAATTGTAAAAAAGAATGTAGCAACTGGTCTTTACACCGATGAACTATTAACATGGTACAGCAAAGATGACTGGAACCGCATGAATGATATGCTTGACCATGACAAAGATGAGGGATATAGCTATGCAGCAATTGAACAACTTATTGAGAAGTATCTTGTTCGCAATCGCGCAACAAAAGAGATCTATGAGACGCCACAAATTAGGTATATTATTGCGGCCGCTACTGTATTCCATAAAGAAGAACCTAATGCAGCCCGTATGCGTTACATCAAAGAGTATTACAACGCGGCGTCAGATGGTCTGTTTACTCTTGCTACACCTGTGTTGGCTGGGCTTGGCACTCCAACTAAACAGTTTTCTAGTTGTGTGCTTATCCGCAGTGACGACAATCTGGATAGCATATTTGCTAGTGGGGAGATGATGGCCAAGTATGCGGCCAAGCGAGCCGGTATTGGCTTAGAGATTGGCCGCTTACGCCCACTAGGGTCAGCCATTCGCGGCGGTGAAGTCATGCATACAGGTATGATTCCATTCCTTAAAAAATGGTTTGGTGACTTACGCAGTTGCAGTCAAGGAGGCATTCGTAATGCCAGTGCCACTGTATTTTATCCTATTTGGCACTATCAGTTTGATGATCTTATTGTGCTTAAGAATAATCAAGGCACAGAAGAAACACGAGTAAGGTTTATGGACTACGGTGTAGTTCTTAACAGTTTCTTCTGGCGCAGATTTAAAAACAAAGAAGACATTACATTCTTTGACCCTAACGAAGTGCCTGACTTGTATGAAGCTTTTTACAAGAACACAGCACAATTTGAAGAACTGTATGTAAAATATGAACGTCGTAAGGACCTACGTAAGAAAACAATGAACGCCGAGGACGTATTCAAAGGCGGCATTTTAAAAGAGCGCACTGACACAGGCCGTATCTATCTTGTGTTTATTGACAATGTTCAGAGTCAAGGGCCATTTGATCCTGAATTCCATACCATTTACCAGAGTAACCTTTGTTGTGAAATCCTATTGCCAACCAAGTCGTTTAAACGTCTGGATGACAGCGATGGCCGTATTGCTCTTTGTACGTTGGGTTCCATCAATTGGGGTGCGTTCCGCAATCCTGAAGACATGCGCCGTGCTTGCCGCATACTTCAGCGTAGCTTGTGTAATATTTTGGACTACCAAGATTTCTTAAGCATCCAAAGTCAGTTAAGCAATCAAGAAATCCAGCCTTTGGGTATTGGCATCACTAACCTAGCTTACTGGCACGCCAAGCGTGGTTTGTTATATGGCGAGAAGGATTCACTACAAGAAGTTAAATCATGGATGGAACATCAGGCCTACTATTTGACAGAAGCCACAGTGGAACTAGCCAAGGAACGTGGACCATGCAGTCATTCAGGACTCACACGTTATGGTCAAGGAGTATTTCCTTGGGAACTTCGTGCCAAGGCAGTGGATGAACTAGCCAACTTCAAACCCGAACTTGATTGGGAAAAACTTCGCGAGATGATGAAGGTTCACGGCGTGCGTAATGCTACCTTAATGGCTGTGGCGCCAGTAGAATCTAGTAGTGTTGTAATCAACAGCACTAACGGTATTGAAATGCCAATGAGTTTGATCACTGTTAAAGAATCAAAAGCAGGAAGTTTAATTCAAGTAGCACCCGAGTACAACAAGTTGAAAAACAAATATCAACTCATGTGGGATCAAAAAGATTGTGTTGGCTACATTAAGACAGCCAGTGTAATTGCGGCCTATGTGGATCAGTCAATCTCGACTAACACATTCTACAACCCAGCGCACTTTGCCGATCGTAAAGTTCCTACTACATTGATTGCTAAGAACTTGATGCAGGCACATCGTTGGGGATTAAAAACATTCTACTACAGCTTGATTAACAAACAAGGTAGCAAAGGACAAGACGAACCAGAAGCAAAACTAGAAGCTGTGGACTTTGATGAGAGTGAGGAGGACTGCATCGCCTGTAAATTATAGAAAGCTGTAAGTTATATGGATTAAGTATGAATAAGAATTATAACTGGAAAAATGACGGTAAAGAAGCAGGACCGTTTATGAACTTAGTAAAGTATTTTAGGAACGGATGGGTTCCTACAGACGATTTTGAATGGAAAGAGATGAAAAATGAAGAAGCGTAATTATACTAAAGAAGATGTAACAAAGTTACAAGGAAGTTTAAAAATTGAATATACACTAGCCAAGCGTGGCGCAAACAAGTTGCGTGAGTTGTTGGCTACAGAACCATTTGTGCCAACACTTGGTGCATATAATGGACAGCAAGCAGTTCAACATGCCAAGGCAGGATTGAAAGCAATTTACCTGTCAGGTTGGCAAGTAGCTGCCGCTGCTAATACCAGTGGTCGTGTTTATCCTGATCAAAGTTTATATCCAGTAAACAGTGTTCCTGAAGTAGTTAAAGAAATCAACAATGCCCTACGTCGTGCTGACCAACTACAGACCTTGGAGGGCGAAGGCAACCAAGACTTTTACTTGCCTGTTATTGCAGACTGTGAAGCCGGCTTTGGCGGAGCACTCAACGCATACGAATTGACTCTTAGTTGTATTGAAGCAGGAGCAGCCGCGGTTCACTTTGAAGATCAATTATCAAGTGAAAAGAAATGTGGACACTTGGGCGGTAAGGTCTTAATTCCTATTCGCCAAGCAGTTCGTAACTTAAATGCCGCTCGTCTAGCTGCTGATGTTTGCGAAGTAGATACTGTTATTCTAGCTCGCACTGACGCAGAATCGGGTACATTGATTACTACAGACATTGATCCATTAGACCGACCATTTATTGACTACACAAAAGAGCGCACAGAAGAAGGATTCTATCACTTTAAAAACGGATTGGGTGCCTGTATTGCTCGCGGACTTGCTTATGCTGAGTACGCAGACCTGTTATGGTTTGAAACATCAACACCAGACCTGGCACAAGCACAGGCATTTGCTGATGCTATCCACGAGAAGTTTCCCAATCAGCAGTTGGCCTACAACTGCTCACCCAGCTTCAACTGGCGCAAGTATTTGACTGAGGAACAGTGCGAAAGTTTCCAAGCAGATATTGGCCGTATGGGCTATGCTTATCAGTTTATCACACTGGCTGGTTTCCATTGCAACAACCTGGCCACCTTTGAAATGGCCGAAGCCTATCAGAAAACAGGCATGCGTGGTTACAGTGAAATGCAACAGCGTGAATTTGCCGCACAAGAACGTGGCTTTACTACAGTTAAACATCAGCGTGAAGCAGGTGTTCCATACTTTGATGCCATTGCCACAGCGGTGGGCGCAACAAGCACCACAGCACTTGAACACTCTACAGAAGCGGATCAGTTCTAATGGTACCCGTCTGTCCAAAATGCGGCGTTAAACACCTAGGTAATAAGTGCCCGCCCACCCACAAGGATGGTGAACAATGAAAAAAATATTATTAACAACAATGCTCGGCATTGTATTGGCCGGCAGTGCTGTAGCAGAAGATGCACCAACAACATTACTAAGTTCAGGAACCATAAGCCCTTATGTAGCTCAACGCAATGGACTGTTCATGGCTGCAGATTTTCTTGCGGCAGTTCCTGGCAACACACGATTTGAAATAAGCACACAGCCCTGGATGGATACCACAAACAACACCGTGGTCATCGCAAAGATGCCATATGTGAGTGGCACCAAATATGCCAAAGACTATGCCAAGGAAGGCAGTGTGTTTGCTATAACCGAAGATGACAAGTATCGTTATTTCGTAGGCAATGGATTACCAAACACTGCCATGGGCGACTTTCCTGTGCAACCCGGCACTCCTGCTTACAAATATTACCAGGCTGCGCCAGGCGGCCACGATTTTAGAACAGGCTTTCCCGGTCATGACTATTCCAGTGCCGCGGCCATTGGCGTCAGTCCTTATGAGTTGAATATTCAACTACCTAAAAAGCCAAAGCTAAGTGCCAAGCCAAATCCAATTGCGGCATTGCCAATTGGTGTCACACTCACAGGTACAGTATGGCATGCTGAGATCGCAAACGCCAGTGCCACAGCATGGTATCCGCCAGCTTCGATCTTGCCCGTTGACCAATGCTGGGGGCATCCTTATGCTCAACAATATCACCTGCATGGCTACAGCTGGAAGTGTTTTCCTAATCAAGGAACAGAAGGACATTCACCCTTGTTTGGTTATGCCCTAGATGGATTTGGTATCTACGGTCCCAGAGGCGATGATGGTAAAATGGTCACCAACGACCAACTGGATGAATGTCATGGACATACCCATCCAGTAATGTGGGACGGAAAGATGCAGAATATCTATCACTATCACTTGAATCGTGAATTTCCCTATGCCGTTGGTTGTTTTAGAGGCGAAGTCAACTATGACCAAGCCCTAGGGTCAGCTGATATGCGAGCACACAACAAACCTCATGGGGTACCAGGCAAAGGCAAGGCACATGACCATAGGAGTCACGGGCCAAAAGGTATTATTGCAATTCCAATCGGAGCCTTCCAGTAATGTTAGAAACTATTTGCGAAGTAATGACTGATGCTTACAAGCGTAATTGGATTACCAGCCGTGATGGTAACGTAAGTATTCGTCACCACGACCGTGATCACTTTTACATCACACCGTCGGGCGTGCGTAAGCAGACTCTACAGCCGGACCAGTTTAAGAAGATCCTGATCAAACCTCCGCACACATGGAATGAACCTGGCACAGGACTACAGGCCGAGCGGTGGGGTTGGAAAGAATTAGAGTATACTGCTATCAGTGCCAACCTACGACCCAGCGGGGAAATACCCTTGCACTTTGGGCTCCAGCGACAGCTGGGTCAGCACATTGGAGAAGTGCGTGTAGTTGTGCATGTGCATCCGACCTACTGTGTGGCGGCCATGCATGCGGGAATTGATCTCAGCACTATTGTCAACGACTTTCCAGAACTCAGTAGATATACTCGAGTGGCACCCAATGTGCCCGACGTACCTCCAATCAGTCAAGAACTTGCCGACCAGTGCCATAAAAATTTACAACTAGATGAACTAGGTAACATTGCCTACGACATTGTGGGCATCAAGGGACACGGTGTCGTAGCTATTGATACTTCACCATGGCGTGCTTACGAACATATAGAACGACTAGAACATATTTGCAAGATCGTACTGGCATCTGGTAAACACAACACATAAAAAAATAAAAGGAAAAATATGAGCCAAGCACAATACAATTTAAAAACACGAACAGATTACCTTCATCGTAAGATGTTTCTTGACCCAGCAGGTCCAGTTACTATCCAACGCTTTGAAGAAGTAAAGTACAACAAGCTGACCAAGTTTGAAGCCGAGGCACGTGGATTCTTTTGGGTTCCTGAGGAAATCAGTCTAACCAAAGATGCTAACGACTTTAAAGAAGCCAGTGACACAGTGCGTCATATCTTTACCAGCAACCTATTGCGTCAAACAGCATTGGATAGTTTACAAGGTCGCGGCCCAACACAAGTGTTTACACCTGTGTGCTCAATTCCTGAACTTGAATCATTGATGTTCAACTGGGGATTCTTTGAAACCAACATTCACAGTCGCAGTTACAGTCACATCATTCGTAACATTTACAACGTGCCTAAAGATGCGTTCAACACAATTCATGACACCAAAGAAATTGTAGACATGGCGTCAAGTGTAGGCAACTACTATGATGCATTACACTTGGTCAACTGCCGTAAAGAGCTGGGTGAAACAGTTACTGAAAAAGAACACGTCCGAGCTATCTGGATGGCACTACATGCTAGTTACGCTTTAGAAGCGTTCCGTTTTATGGTGTCCTTTGCTACCAGCCTGGCCATGGTAGAGAATCGTATCTTTATTGGCAATGGCAACATTATCAGTTTGATCTTACAAGACGAAATTCTACACAAAGATTGGACAGCTTGGATGATCAATCAGGTGTGCAAAGAGGATCCACGTTTTGCCGAGGCCCGGACCGAATGTGAAGCTGAAGTATATGCATTGTATCTGGATGTTATACGTGAAGAAAAACAATGGGCTGACTACTTGTTTAACAAAGGACCTGTTATTGGACTTAACGCCAACATTCTAAAAGACTTTGTAGACTATACCGCAGTAGGCGCACTCAAAGAAGTAGGTATCAAGTATCAAACTCCTGCTCCTAAAACCACACCTATTCCGTGGTTTAATAAACACGTAAATACCAGCAACAAACAAACAGCACTACAGGAGTCAGAATCAACTAACTATGTTATTGGTGTAATGAGTGATATACTTGACTACGACCAGTTGCCTAGTTTATAATAATAAAAAGGAAAAATTATGAAAGCAGTTGTATGGAGTAAAGATGCCTGTCCGTTTTGTGTGCAGGCCAAAGCCCTGTTGGAAGCACGTGGTATTGAATTTGAAGAACGTAATGTGAGTAAAGATTGGACCCGAGAGCAGTTGTTAGAAGCAGTACCCAACGCCCGCACGTTACCG